GTATTGCTACACTTCAGAGGGATTTAAAGTAATTGGTATTGTAAGTCCGTTCGAAGAAACCTCGGAGGAAGAAGAACAGGAAGATGAGACGGAAGACACTGCCGAAGAGGAAGAAGAACCTGAAGAACAAGTTGACAAAGAACTTACAGAAGAATTTGAATCAGTAGAAGTCGCTACTAAAAATCAAAAAGTTACTCTGGATGCTGATGATGACGGGAAACTTACAATTGAAGCTGAACCTGTTGAAGACGAAGAAGAAGATGAGGAAGATGAGGAAGAAGAAGTTCTTGCTCCTGTTCCCGATGAAGTAGCGGACGAGATTGACGCTACAGCGAATAATTCAGAATCTGAAGACGAAGAAGTAGAGTATGACGTTGAGGATTTTGATTCAGATTCTTTTGACGAGTTAGGGGAGTCTTATCTTAAATCCGTTTATGAAAATGTGAGCTCATATAAAACAACAGACGTTTCTTCAAAAGGAAATACATTGGTTGTTGAAGGTCTAATTAAGTTCAACTCTGGAAAGATGAAGCCTACAAAGTTTGTATTTGAAGCAAGTACAGCTACAAAGAATAACAAGTTACGTTTCATTGGCGAGAATAAACAAATTACTAGAGGACGTAAAGCC